TAACGCTAAAGCGCAAGCGATCTTAGAAAAGATCCGTAACCGCCCAACAGCTTAATCTGTACACAAAATCCGTCTGTACATGTAACGTGTACAGTCGGAAATAGTGTACACCTAACAGGAGAATTTCAACAATGACTAAACCATTCGATGCGAGCAAGTTTCGCAAATCAATCACAAAATCTGTACCCGGATTATCAGTAGGATTTAACGATCCTACAGATTGGGTGAGTACAGGCAATTACGCACTTAATTACCTAATCAGTGCTGATTTCAACAAGGGCATTCCGCTTGGCAAAGTAACAGTATTTGCAGGTGAGTCCGGGTCCGGTAAATCTTATTTCGCAGCCGCGAACGTAGTAAAAGCAGCCCAAGAGCAAGGCATCTTTGTCGTATTAATTGATTCCGAAAATGCGCTAGATGAAGCTTGGCTGCAAGCCTTAGACGTTGATACGTCCGAGGACAAGTTGTTAAAACTTAACATGAGTATGATCGACGATGTCGCTAAGACAATTTCAGAATTTATGAAAGGGTTCAAAGAGATGGAAGAAGAAGATCGTGGCAAGGTTCTGTTTGTACTTGACAGCTTGGGCATGATGCTAACTCCAACTGATGTTAATCAGTTTGAGAAAGGAGATATGAAGGGCGACATGGGTCGCAAGCCAAAGGCACTAACAGCATTGGTTCGTAATACTGTGAATATGTTTGGATCATACAATGTGGGAATGGTAGCAACTAATCACACATATGCATCACAGGACATGTTCGACCCCGACGACAAGATCAGCGGCGGACAAGGATTCATTTATGCAAGCTCTATTGTTATCGCAATGAAAAGACGCAAGCTTAAAGAAGACAGCGACGGCAACAAAGTTACAGACGTTCGTGGTATTCGTGCCGCTTGCAAAGTAATGAAAACACGTTATGCGAAGCCGTTTGAAGGCGTAGAAGTTAAGATCCCTTACGAAGAAGGCATGAATCCTTACAGTGGGTTGTTTGATATGTTCGACAAGAAAGGCATGCTAGCTAAATCTGGCAATAGCTACATTTACATCGATGCCGATGGCGCTGAACATAAAATGTTTAAAAAGAAATGGGAAGCAAACCACGACGGTATATTGGATCTTGTAATGTCTGACATTATGAAATCTGGTCATAACATATCTGATTTGGAAGCAGTAGAAGACGCCGAAGCCGAAGAATTAGTTGAAACTTGATAACTACATTAGGAGAAGACTAAAATGACAGATATAGAGTCAGTAAGAGAAATATGGAATGTACTAAAAGAGTACATTTCAGTGAAGGAAAAACAGGAAGCAGCGGATCACTTGATACCGCTGCTCGTTGACATGGACTTTCCAGATTCTGAATTCCAGAGTTTGGTTCGTTCTGATCGTTATTTAGAGGAAGCCGCACAGGAATATCTAGAGGACGAGGACGAGGACGACGAAATAGAAGAGTGGTAAGATGTGGTATAACCGAATTGTAGCAGACATGGCAGACGTGCCCGATTGCATTGATTATTATGACAAGCAAATCGAGCAAGCCAAATTTGAATGCAAAATAAAAGGCAATTTGGAAAAGCAAATCGCTCAGCTTCCTGGCGTACTAGAGTATCGTTTCAACCAGCTACAAGAGGTTGAAGCGATTCTTGAGTACATGAACATCCAATACAACAAAGAATACCGCAAGGAATACAGACGCTTCCTTGAGAGTTACAACAAAGCACTATCAAGTCGTGACGCCGAGAAGTATGCATCCGCAGAGCCTTCAGTCACGGATCTAGAAGAACTTAAGAACATGGTAGCATTGGTTCGTAATAAATACTTAGGTATTATGAAAGGAATTGAAGCCAAGAACTTTATGCTAGGACACATAACTAGACTGCGAGCCGCAGGACTGGAAGACGTAACATTATCGTGAACGAAACATTAAGAATGAAACATGCCGCTTGTGTTGAAAGATGGCATATTTTAAGAGCCGAAATGCGTAGTATCAACTATACGTTCGACGGAGTGGTTACAGAAGATAAGCAAGGTTTGGGAATCTGGGCCGCTGCTAAAGAAATTCAATTCAATGTGATTATTGAACAGCCGATCACCCCGGCATCTGTAGCACGTTTAGACGAACTGTTAAAAGAAACACATTGTACAATGTTCTTTGATGCGATTGCGATCGGGGCAGCGCCAGCGCACACAAAGAGGTTTACTAAATGAGCAACCAAATAACAATAGGCGGACGAATAGTATCAGTGCCAGCAGGCTATGTGCAGGCAGAAGCTGACTACTGCAAAGAAGAACTTGAAGCGTTCCACATGTTAAATGCCGGTCGTCCTAAGGAAACTATGCGTCGAACAATATTAGAAAAACGTATAGAATTCTATGATCGTTACTGCGCAGGGCACGAGAAGATAAAGCCCAGACCAACAATTCAAAGAAAATGGTGGCAGAGATTTGCAGCTTCGTTACTGGATGACTCCCGCAAAAAATAAAGCTTGACTTTTGATATAGATCCATGTAGTATTATGTTTTAACTACTAAGGGATAAATACTACCATGAGACATTACGAATTTATTAGCGAAGAACTGAGTGTGCCTGAACTCAAACACGAGATAGTCAGCCAAGTACAGGATCTAGAAGATTTTGGTACACTTGACAAGCTTCACCAAATACTATCCTCAAGTGATACTAGAGCAAATATTGAAAGCGCACTTGGAAATACAACCGATAATGCCAACATACCAAATGTCGACGGTGTAATAGATACAATGGTCAAGTCCATTGCTAATATGCCAGGATCTACAGCAGAGAAGATTGTATTTGTCGAAGCATTAGAAGCGGGCAAAGCAGTCAATATCGAAGCATTAATGATGCCATCTACTACATTTGATCAGGTGTTTCCACTGGATTTTGCAAAGGATTTCTTTGTTGCTAACGGCGCATTTGGACGTGGTATTAACATGAAAGGTCCAGGCGAATTCGCACTTGCTATCATGTCTCCAGAAGTTAAACTAGCAGAAAAAGGCGACATTACAATCGGCAGCCAAGACGTTGAAGTAAAAGCAGCATTCAACGGATCTGCTGGTGGCAGATTGGGCGAAGTTGGACCGGTTTCGCGAGAAGTACTGTCCGAACAACTGAACAAAACCGCAGCAAAATACATAGAAACTCCCGAGCAAGAAGAGCTTTTCCGTCCGCTTGGCGATGTAAATTCAATAGCACTTGGCAAAGCAGCTAAATATCTTCACACAGTATTTCCTGATAATCCCGAAGCAATCGCAGCATGCATCGGCGATGTAATCAATTTGAACTTTCCTGGCACTACAATAGGCGACGAAGTTGGCAAAGCAGCGGCAGGCGATCCTACAGGCATGTCCACAGAGACAGAATTCATGAAACAAAACTTCGAATGGTACAAGGCTCGTGATGGATTTGATTCCATTATGGCTATATGGTTTGGCGGTGAAAAAGTGTACAATTTCGAAACAGGCGAAGAATTTGCTGCAATGCGCCTAGCTGGATACTTGGGTTCACCGAGTGTCTCATTTATCCCTACAAAACAGAACGAAGTCTACGCTCAAATCAAATTTACCATGAAAAAGTAGTAAAATTCTTTTCAAAAGCCTTGCAATTCAATAACTTAGCAGGCAAATGAGACTTGACTTTTGGCTCAAAATGCTGTATAATACACGTATTAAACAATAAAAGAGCACCAAATATATGTCATTTAACGCAGATCAACTCGCCCTCCAAGCTCACATCGAGCAAGAAAACGCGATCCATGAAGATTCGTACTTCAAGGTAGTAGCTGATCCTGCCCATTGGGCAACGTACGATATCGAGAATATCGAGCAGTACGAGCATTATATGGCAGTCGAGGATTACATCGATTGTTTTAAGTCTGTCCACGGCATCAAGCCGCGCTGGATGGCTTTTGGAGACATGACCGCCGCGCAATTGCGCGTAGAAGCTGATGCACTGTCTGAGGAATGGCAGGGTCAAGCAGAGTGGGAAGCTGAGCATCATGCTTGGTTGGACTCTGTTGCAGAGGAAAATCATCGCTATAACGACATGTTTCATGTCGAGTTGGAAGCCAACAAATACGAGCTTATGGCTCAACGTGCGGGTTATGCCGCATGAAAACTTTCACAGTTTATCGAGTACCGAATCAGTGCTATGTCACGTACAAGCCTGTAATTCGTGCTGGTAAATCTGTCACATTCAAACTTAAAGCAGATGCTGAACAGTGGTTGCTCGACAATCCTCCTAAAAGCACTGCCAAACCTCAACCAACTTATGAAGTTCGAAGGACTATTAAAGGATAATAAAAAGTGAAATTAGACCAAGATTATAGTCCTATAACCATCTGTCCGGATACACGTGAACAGCTCACACATGACGAAATATTCCGCAGCACCGCAGTTTGCCCGCGATGTGGTCATATTGATACATATGGAATTTGTCACTACGAAGTGATCTCAGTACGCTGGAATCGTCCTAGTTTCTGGGAAAGATTGTGCGGAAAAAAGACAGAATCGCTGCGAAAAGAGGACGAAGACGCGGTAATGAACGCTTTGAAAGGAAAATAATTTGTAAGTCATTGATTTGCAACGGATAATGAAGTCAAGTGAATTGAAAAATCGCTTGACTTTTGACGTTATATGCTGTATAATACACGTATTAAACAATTAAATAGAGAACTAAATGAAATACGTAATTTTTAACAAAGAAACTGGTGAAATCCTTCGTGCTAACGCACAATCAGTTGGAATGAATATCACCAATTACAAGTCAGAATCAGCTGCAAAAGCAGCACTCACTCGCCTTATCAAAAAGGCTGCTCGCAAAGTCGAAGTACACGAGCTTTACAACAAGCTGGATGCTACTGGCTTGGATTTTCACAAATTAATGACCGCGTTGAAAGATGCAGGTTGTACTCAACGTGAAGCTTACAATGCAAGTTCTAAAATCGAAGCGATCGTTCGCGAAGATTACAAAATCGCCGACGCCGAAGCTTTTCGTGAAGAATTTCCTGTCAAAATGGTCGAACGTGTGAACATAATGTCAGGCAAGACTTACATGGAAGCAGAAAACACTCCTGGCTACATGTCACCTGCTTCAGAAGCTTATTGGAGCATGTAGGATGACTGCAATAATCATCCTAACAGGACTATTAACGCTCTCACTTATGTTGGGAGCAACTATTAAATATTGCGATTGCGGATACGGAGATATCAAGTACGCAAGAGCAATAAAACGAAACTAATTTGGAGTAAAATGAAGAAAAACTGGAAATGTAAATTATTTGGATCCCATAAACCGGACCCTGTAACACTTATGTACAGAGAAAGAGATCCTGGTTGGCC